TGCTTCCTCTGCTGTATCGTCATCATCATCGTCACCCGTAGGTGCGCCAACTTCAACCTCGACCTCTTCCTCTTGAGCAGGGCCACCTGGTCCACTCGGATCGTCCGCTGGCGGCTCATCCACCTCGACCACAACATCTTCTTCTCTTTCCTCGGGCACATCAACCGTACCACGAATGTCAGATGACGGGGTGGTCGTCACCGTAGTGCGGCGAGTATCCGTTGTGGAATCGGTAGGCACTTCAACAACCGTGTCAGGTGCCACTGTAGTTACATCTCTCGATGCCAACGTACCCTCGAGAATATCACCTTCAACCTCTGGCTCAACCTCAACACTGACCTCTTGGTCTGGGCCAAGCACATCGCCGTCAAATACAAACTCCGTAGCTTCAGCCGCGCCTTGCTGTCCCGCAGCCAAGGCCGTGCCTCCCGCCGCAGGTGCCGCCACGTCAACCGTAGCCGCAACATCAACCTCGGTGCGCGGTCCAGTGGCCTCAGATTGCTCAATACCCATGGCACTCTCTGCAATGTTAGCCACATCCTGCATCGACAGGTTGTTGTCTTCCGCTACTTTACGCGCCGTTTCAGCCGATAATGCGCCCGTTTGGGCCACTTCTAGGCCAATTATGCCCTCTGGAGTGGTGTTCTGCTGTGCCGCCGCAACCGCTGCATCTAACGACCCAATACCCGCAGGAAGGTTTGTAGGCTGGTTAATACGGCTAATATCCACGTCAGATAGCGATGGAGCCGCTGGTTCAGGTACAATCGCAGGGGTTAAATCCACGTTCGGTAGCGTTTCCATGCCCGATGGCTGCTGAAGTTGGTTGATTCTACCCACATCAACGTCTGGAAGCGTACGACCCATCGCCTCTTCCGCCGCAGCTTGGTTGTCTGACGCAATCTGATTGACAATTTTAGACGATACTTCCGCACGACTGTCGCCCACATTCACATCTGCGCCCTCATTTCGAGCCGCTTCGATCAATGCAATGCTTGCAGGACCCTGTGACGCCTGATCTGCCGTCGTATTCGTGTCCGTCGTGATAATATCTATCTCATTTTGCAAGATTTCCGCCGCCGTCAGCCCCTCTGGAGCCTGTGACATCACTTCAGGTGGCGTTGGCTGCGCTTGTTCTACTGTCGGTTGTGCATCCACGTTGGACGGCGCAGGTAACTGCGCTACAGTGCCCGTATCAGGCCGTCGGAACGCGCCTCCCGTGCCCAAAGCCTCGATACCAGAAGGCGGACCTTGGTTCGGAGCCTGTGGTTGCGCGGGTGCAGGAGCCTGAACCACCACATCCGTACCAGGAATGTTAATAACACTAGGCATTTGTTCTGCACTTGGGGCTACAGGCTGCGTAGGTTGTACGTTAGTTGCAACATTTCTGCCCATCGCCGCGTCAGCGTCCGCCTGAGTAGACGGAACAAGCGACTGACCACTAATAACCGACGCTGCGGGAGCAACAGGTTGCGCTGGACCGCTGGTATCTACGTTTGGACCGCCTCCAAGAGGACCACCAAAGGCGTTTCGAGCCGCTCGACCCGCTTCAACCGTACCTGCGGACGTTGTTCCGCCAGCTAAACCCTCTACAAAATCAGACCCAGACTGTGCAAAGGTCCCAGTATCGAGACCCGCCGACTGTTGTGCCAAGTTTCCTGAGATACCTTCCGCCGATTCTGTGCTTCCTTCAACACCAGCCGACGTGCCGACGCGTCCAACCGCGCCAAACGGGTTGGCAAATCCCGCTCCACCCGCAACTTTACCCAGTACAAAATCTGTACCACCCGCAATCGGCCCCGTCGTAGTTAAAATCTGGTCTGTTGCGCGGTCCTTCAATATACGTTCCGCGTTTTCTTCGCCAAATTGATCCGCAACAGCCTGATACTGATCTGTTTGTTGCAAAGAACCCTCGGCTAAAGCAGCATCAATCGCCGCATTTGCTTCGTCAATCTGAGATTCGGACCCCGCAGCCGCCGAAGAACCAAACACATATGCGCCACCAAGCGCACTTCTGCCTTTGGACAATGCCAAGGCCAACGCATCAGTAATCAAGTCAGGTACTTCTTGCGCTGCCGTCATCGCAGTAGATGCTAAATCTGAACCATAAGGACGACCAACAACGTCCGTCGCCTCTCCTCTAACCAATTGACCCAACGTAAAGTCAGCAGGTTGCGCTTGTTGCTGCGCCAACTGACGCTCGGGACTGATGTTCGAGTAAATATCTTCCGCCGTACCAAGCATACTTTCTTTCAACGGCTGCGTTACATTTGCACCAACGATGTTAATATCCGCTGGATCATACTCAATCGGTTGCGCTGCACCAAAAGGATCAGTGAACAACTGGGTGCTAAAGTATGGGTATCGCTGCTCCACACCGTCTTCGTCCGTCATCTTATACGTCAACGGATTTCGAAACGCGTCAACAACACCCTCTAAACCTTCGTCTATATAACGACCAACACCACCTATCGTCTGACCAGCCTCTTCAACAAAGCCGCCACCGATGTTGTAAAGCGTGTCCATAAAGTTTTGACCCGCCGACAAACCAGATGTGTCCGCAAGTCGAACCACAGGTTGAGACATCACAATCTCTTCCTTTTGAGCCTCCGTTAACTGTGGAGCCGCCTGTCTGTTAAAACCAGGCCCTTTAGCTTGAATTAACTGCTCTGGTCCGCCACCTGGTACAATGTAATTACTCTGCGTCGGAATGTTCTGTATCGCCGTCAACTGACGGTTCAAATCCTGCGCGTCCGATAACTGAGCCTCCGCAAGCGTGTCATAAGTATTACCCTGAGAATCCGAATATGTGACCTTGTTAATCACAGGATCCTCACCAGCTAAAGTCGTCGCCTCAAATGTAGCAGGGCGTCCTGTCTCAGGGTCCGTTGTAACTAATGTATCAACAGACGACCCGTCCGACAAAATAGTACCCGTCGCCGTGCTCTGACCCGTCGGATCAGCATCCGCCAACTCACTCTGACGCTCAAACCGCTCCGTGAAATTCATGTCCGCAACAGTCGTGCCACCGTCCGCCGTAGCGTTGCTCGGCAATAAATCTTCAATAGTCGTGCCAGCACCGCCGCCTATCTGATCCAACGTGTCCTGTATATCAGTAACAGACGTACTCGCCTGACCAATGCCCGTGCCCGTAGGGGACTCAATCTGATCGCCCCGAGGATCCAACGCATCAGGATCCGCAAAATCATTAGGATCAAACTCAAACGTACCCAACGTATCCAAATAATCCTGTGCATCCTGCGTTACCACAGGCTGCGACATCAACTGCTCTTCAGGAGATAACGCTGGAGCAGGAGCAGGTGTCTGCTGGGCAGCAAGAGCCGCGTCCAACGCAGGATCCTCACCAGTTACCGCAGTAGAATACGATTGCCCGTTATAAGTAAACGTGCTCCCCGCACCCAAGTTTTCACGAGCCTCGCTAAACGCATCGCTGAAACTATCCGCACCACTGTAATCAGTCTGTGCAGCAGGAGCCGCCGCTGGCGCGTTGTAATTATCCTCAAAACCATTATCTACCTGACCAGCCGCATATCGACTAGCGTGATCAGGGTCCCCGTTTCTAGCAATAGTCGCCGCAGTCCGATCAATAAAATCCTGATCCTTGGGAACCAAGCCCAAGCCCATAGCTAAATCATTCGTAATGCCACTCGTAACATCCGACACAGTCTCCTGTACCGTCGTTAAAATACTCTCCGCTGGACTTGGAGACGGGCTGGGTGATGGACTTGGACTAGGGGATGGAGACGGTGATGGACTTGGAGCAGGAGCAGGGGAACTCTCGCGTATCTCAGTACGCTCCGAAACTAAATCATTCAGTTCAGGGGTCCAATCACCACCACTCGCATCCAACGCCGCATTAATATCCGCCTGTACCTCAGATTCCGAACGAGCCGCTGGTGCAGGAGACGGTGAAGGCGAGGGACTCGGGTCGCTGCTCGGACTCGGACTCGGCTCTGGATCACCAAAAGCTCGACGATCAAACTGCCAACTCATAAATGGATTATACAACGAATAGCGCATCAGCTAACTCCTAAACAGTAATTCGCGCCGACTAAATCATAACCACGTCGTTCCATCATGCGCGTGAACTTATCCATATGTATACCAGAATCTTGGCTCAGGTAAACTACCCTCACACCACGGCCCCGCGCCCAATCCTCAAACCTGTCCAATAAAACCAAGCCTACACCGATTTTCCGATACTCTTCTCTCACATACCATAACACATCACGAGCCAGTTTGTCATAACTAAAGTAAAACTCACCTAAATGACCAGCAAACACACCAACACACACACCATCATCAACAGCCACACACAAAAACTTCTCAGGATCAGTCGCATAGGTCCGAGCTACACTCAACAACTTATCACAACTGTATCCAACCTTCGAACCAAACGTACTCTCCGCATGAGCCAAAAAACCCATCTCCACGAAACACGCCTCTTGGGCCTCGGTTAAACTATCTAACATCAAATATTCTAGCATCTCGGTCCTCCGTTTGTGGGGAGTTGTACCAAAGGTACAAGCAACAAACAACCCAAATGAAACTAGACCCGCGATTTTTTGGAGGGCATGGGACTCTAATGGAATTACCAGTGAATGAATTTATCAAACTTGTATATATAGCGCGTATGTGTTGACGTGTACCGCCAAATAGGGGGGATGGGGTGTCGCTGCTGCTCGAGCCATCGCTGCAACGCGGCATAGTAACCCCCAAAGGGGGAGGGGGGATGCTGCAACGCGGCATAAGTTATCTGACATATCGGCGAAAATTAATTTAAATAAATGTGATTTACTTGTGATCTAGCTGTTGACATTCCATAACCTAGGCCCCATATCTTAGATATGGAAAGCAAGGGGCTTTTCATTTTAACAAGGAGCAAAACAAATGCCTTTCACTAAAGTACAACAGTTCGTCGACGCTGAGATTTACAGCGGATCAGATCCCGAAGTCGCCAACGTCGACGATATCAAAGAGCGCCTAGCGGTTCTCAAAGAGATCAAGAGCGACGTTGACGCGATGATCAAAGCCGCTCAAGAGATGGCAATCGAAGACGGCATCGCTGAGATGAAACCATGCCAACGCACCAACGTGCCAAACCTAGCATGGTGGAAAGCAAACAAGCCCAAGTCATGGGCTAAGTATTGCACCGTATCAACCTATGATCGGTTCTCTTGGAAGTAAACCAAACGGGGGACTACGGTCCCCCACCATTTAACAAGGAGTAAACAAATGACAAAGACAATAGAGTTCGAAGCTGTTGAGACTGACCAGCCACCCGAGACTACACTGGGCAACAAGCTAAAGTTCAAGCTCGAGTGCATGTTTATGATGCTGCACGCTGATAGACAGGAAGCTGCCGCTCAACTCTATGATCAGCTGATCGCTGAGTTCGATAAACTAAAATAAACACTTGTACCCCGCTTGTTGGCGGGGTACACTCTACTTGCATTTAATCAGAAGGAGTAAACAAATGCCTAGAACATCATTCGGAAAAACCAGATCACAAGAGAAACCATACGCAATCTATAAGAACACTGTAGAAGGATGGGAGTGGCGGGTACTGAAAACCTACAAGCATTCCGATGCCGAGCGCAAGGATCCATATGCTCGATGGTTCGTCGCTGCCACGTCACCCATGATGCATGACGGTGAATTCGAGATGGGAGATACCTACGCTCGAGACATCATGAACCATGGGCATCTGGTTCTAGCCGATGACACCTGGCTCGAAGAGTATGGCAGCTAATGTTTCACGCTATCGAAACACTAATCAAATGGTGCCGTGGTCGTCAGACCACGGTGCTCGATGATGTACTGGGCGGCATCGCATTGTTTGCCATGCTGTTCATTCTGTTATGGATGACACCATGATCCACATATTCAACAGCGCAATTAATTACGATGAGCGGACAGAGTTATCTTTGTCCGCCGTCAAGATCCACAAGCAAAACATCTGTGAGTTTACCGCTCGACCTTACATCATGTTCGAGCACAGCGACTATCCCCTGGGCGCACTCAAAGCTGAGTACAACGGAGACGTTTGGATCTGCGACCTGTGCTAGATTACTAACACCCAGGCGCGGGGGATATCGCGCCATGCTCCTTGAACCCTGTGACTGCAAAGTCGCAGGGTTTTTTGTTGGGCCGCAAGGTCGCAGGGTCGCAGGATTTTATCTGCCCTACTTGTGATTTAGTTGTTGTCAAGTTGTTGGATCCATGCTAGGGTTTTCTTACAGGCAATGGTGCCTGTCTTAAACCAGAAGGAGCAACCTTATGAAAAAAGGTTATATTACACACAGCCGTCTTGAAGCAGAGATCCGTATGGATCTCGGGGAACTTGGCACTGTCATTCGGGAACTGCCCGAGGATAGTTCGATCCGCAGCAGACTGGAAACAGTTCGCCGCCAGATCCTCGAGGATGTGCAGTCTTCAATCAACTACGATCTTATGGATTAAGGAGGCGGGGGGCCAAGCCCCCCGATTTTTATTATGGAAATGACACCAATCAATGCAGTCTTAATCGCAGAAGGCGACATCGAGGCGGACCAAGATACGCAGATCGAAGCATGGCAATACCTGGTCGATACGGGTCTAGCCTGGTCACTCCAAGGATCATTCGGAAGGATGGCCCAAGAGTTAATCGATCAAGAAGTTATCATAGCATAAACCAGGGGGCGCAAGCCCCCTTTCACATATGCGAAAGCATAATAAAGACCAGGGCGGCAAGGCCGCAGGGTCGCAGAGACGCAGACAGGGCCGCAAGGTCGCAGAGATATAAAGAAAACTTTTTACTTGTGGTTTACTTGTGCTCTGCTAATATCAAATTGTTAACTAGAAAGAGGAAACAAAATGCAACATGCAATCATCTACAACGGGCCAAGCCTCTTGGATGGAAAGCCAATTGTCGTTATCGCGACGTATTCAAACCGCAACACCAAGACGGGCAAGGTCGTGCAAACGTACATCTTGCGCTCGGATATTAACCCGCTCGAGGCTTCGAAGACTGGCGAAGACTATTCTATCTGCGGGTCGTGCCCAATGCGCGGCGAAGTGACGACGGATCCCAAGCGCAAAATTGCCAAGGGCCGCAAGTGTTACGTTAACTTAGGCCAAGGCGTTTTAATCGTTTTCAAATCATACAAGCGCGGCGTTTATAAAGAGGGCGACCCGCGCACCATGGGCCGCGATAGATTCGTAAGGGTCGGGACGTATGGCGACCCCGCCGCCGTCCCGTCGCACGTTTGGGACGAGTTACTAGCAGAATGCGAAACTTGGACAGCCTACACACATCAAAAGCCATGGCGTCCAGATATCGCAATGCAATCCGCCGACAGTTACGACGAAGCAAAGGCCCATTGGGCCAATGGTCGCCGCACATTCCGAGTGATTGTGGATCTAGGCGACATCGACAAATCAAAAGAGACGCTGTGCCCTGCATCAAAAGAGGCGGGTCGCCGCGTCCAGTGCACAGCATGTAAACTTTGCAAGGGATCCAGCCTAGCAAAATCAATCGCAATCGTGGAGCATTAAAAATGGCAAAGACACCGCAAGTAAAACCAGACTGGAACACGGGCATCTACATCGGAGACGGTGTGGTTGCCACACCGAAAACCGCCTGGCAATGGACGGATCAAGAGATCCGCGACTACTACGACCAGAATCCTAACCTAACGATCCTAACTCTGGCGGGTATAGTCGGATTGACGGGCACCGAAGTAAAAGAAATACTGATGTCATAAAGACCAGGGGGCCACGGCCCCCTTTTTCTGTGCCATCGGCACAGGCACATAATACTACAGGACCGCAGGGTCGCAGGGTCGCAGGGTCGCAGACATATGTTCAAGCAAACGGGGCCGCAGACTTTCGAACAAGGCCGCAGGGTTCGAGAACCGTTGGCCCTCCGCACCTTTGATCCCCTTGAAGATGAGACTTGGCCCCTGATCCCCCCCAAACAAATATATATCCTTCGTAGAGAGGCTCTTTACCAAGAAGAAACTAAGACCACCTCGGGCGTAATAAGCCATATGCCACGCCGCTTGATGAGATGAGACTTTTACTGCATTCCCCTTGCTTACCTTTAATTCGAACCAAAACGGTATGCCATCCCAGACAATGTGCACATCAGGAACACCGCCCCCATGCACGTTTTCAATCCGAGTTGCGAACGCTTTCTTGGGCAGGTTCGACCTCAATGTGTTCCAAAAGTTTGCCTCTGGTCCCTTGCTCATATGTTATATCCTCCGCTGTGCCATCGATCACGAAGGCTTGCGGATATTGTTTCTGTAACATTGCAAGTCGGGCAGTTATTTCATCCCTCGAGAGTTGATCAATAGTGTTAATTGTTTCACGCCTGTCGATGGTCAGACCACCAAGAGCAGAGCGTATCTTTTCTGCGTTGATTGCGGCAGAGAATTGCCCTGCCTCTTCTGCACCCAGAGATAATTTGAACAGGCGTTCAAGCTGCCCGATGGTTGTCACACCATACTTGCGTTCACGTTCCTGTCGTAACTCTTGGATGTATTCCACAACATGTGGGTAGTCTCGACCATTCAACAGGACCGAGGCTTGCTTTGCTGCTACGTTTTGTGCGTAACCAGATTTCCTTGCACACTCTGCATTGGAATAGATCCCTTCCACAATGTGCCGAGCGAAAGTCTTTTGCCTATTGGTTAGCTGACGACCATGTTCTTCTTCGATCTTCTTGACTGAACCCATGCCTGTCTCCGATTTTCCACAACCATAATACAAGTAATCCCTGTTGCCAAGATTTCTATATAGGATGTTCCCAGAGATAAAGTGTAAACACTTTGCCCTTTTTTTGTCATGGGCTGAGTTGGCAAATGAAAGGACACTGCAATTGTTTACGGTATTTTGTAAACTGTTTACGCTTAATTTTTAATCGGTGTAAACAAGGACCGAGGTACTAGACCCTTGATACCATTAGCTTTTTCCCTCTTCAAATCTACCTGTTTACGTTGTTTACAGAAATTTGCCCTGTTGGAGATGAAAAAAATAAAAATCTCTGGTAGCGTTCTATATGTAAATCAGTAACGGGCTTGACTTGCAGTGTTTGTTGTGCCATTCTCACAACCACACCACAAGTGTTTTATATTAGAAGGAGAAAAACTCATGAAGGTACTTATTGGTTGCGAGACATCGGGCATTGTGCGTGATGCATTTTTGGAGAGGGGCCATGATGCGTGGTCCTGTGATCTGTTACCCTCGGACACGCCGACCAACCGTCACATTCAGGATGACATTCGGAACGTGATGCAGGATGACTGGGATCTATTGATGGTGGCACATCCACCATGCACGAGGTTGTGCAATTCTGGTGTGCGTTGGTTATCGTCGCCGCCCCCGAACCGTACGCTCGAGGAGATGTGGCGTGAGTTAGACGAGGGCGCGGAGTTATTCTCTGCTGTTTGGAACGTGCCGCACATCTCGATGGTTGCTGTTGAGAACCCTGTGATGCACAAGCATGCGAAGGCTCGGATCAGAAACTATGTACCGTTTGCTCAGAGCATACAGCCTTGGGAGTTTGCCAAGTCTGAGGACAGTGGCGACAATGTAAAGAAGCGCACATGTTTGTGGCTCAAGAACCTACCGAAGTTGAACCGCACTGGCACTGTTGATGGATCGACGGCGCGTGATGAGTGTCACAAGTTACCGCCGAGCGCGGATCGTTGGAAGCTGCGGTCTAAATTTTACAAGGGCATTGCTGATGCGATGGCTATGCAGTGGGGGGCTTTGGCATGATCTTGTTGCAGGAGTATACGATCCGAGCGAACCGTGGTCGCCCTCGCATTTGGTTGGAGGGCAAGCGGTTGGTCGAGGCAGGTTACGAGCGCGGCGTTCGGTATAACGTAATTCAGTTACCGCTGCGTGATGGTGGTATGTTGTTGGTTCAGAACGAGGAAGGGACTGGCAAGCGCAAGGTATCGGGGAAGGGTGACCGCCCGATAGTTGACATCGTTGGAGCGGAGATTGTGAACAGCAAGTTGCGTGTTGGCGATGAGGTCGTGATCACTTACGATTGTGATGTGCGAGAGATTTTAATCAGGAGGAAAGAAGTATGAAGATGGATCTTAAAGATTATCAGGCGGGTCGAGAGGCTGCGTCTGAGGAAATGTTGCACGAGGATTTTGAAGTCTACACTGCGCTAAAACTATTTGAGTTGGACCCTGCGGACACGCCCTTTCAACTTGGGTTTCAACGCGAGTTAGAGGAGGCGGTGTCAGGTCATGCGTAAGATACCTTTCAACAACAAATGGGATACGCTGACGGCGGAAGAGTTGGAGCGTATTTTGGATGAGGCTTTTCGAGCGGTAGCGAGGCGCAACAGTGATGCGATACAAAGTGACACTTGAGATTGAGGAATGGGTTGAGGCGGACAGTGCCAAAGAGGCGCAGTTAAAGGTCAAAGACAATCTTGAATGGGCGGACATCAACGATGGGACGTACCATGTTGAGCCAGATTTTGAGGAGGATGTGTGATGTCTATAACTATGAAGCAAGCTAGATTGAATGCGGGTTTAACCCAAGGGGAAGCTGCGGAAAAACTAAAGATGCCGCAAACGACGCTCAGTCATTACGAAAGAAACATGTGCCGTCCATCGAAGGATAGATTTGAAAAACTGTGTGAACTGTATGGTTATCCTGTGGATCAAGTCAGACGGCCTCACGGGGAGAACCGTCAACAAGCTCCAGAACCAGAAGGCATCGCGGACTTGCGATACATAATCGAGTGCCAGAAGGCGGTCATGGAATCTCAACGTCAGATGTTAGTGATGCAACAACAATTGTTAGAGGGCAGAAACAATGGGTAAGATGAAAGAGTTATTGATGGAGTTGCAGGAGACGCCGATCATGACACCTTGCCCTGATTGTTTGGGAACGGGGAGCGTTGAGTATGAGATCCCTCGACCCCATGGTCCTGACCGTGACGTTGGATACTTGGACACGGGGACCGAGGTTTGTGAGACGTGCGACGGCGATGGTCAGTATGAGCGTCTATGTGATTGCGGTTCGCCTGTGA